CGGATCGCCCGCCTGAGACGTGAAATCACTTCACTAGCTCTGATTAAGGATAGGAGGTACAGACAGAAATGTCAAGCCAGTCTACCGAGGTTTGTCTAAATAATCAGCTAAAGATCGCAGACGTGATGAAGAATCATCTGTCTCTCCTACTGCGATATTACAGCCTTTACAAAGCCATCCACGAAATTGGCCAGTATCGTGGTTATGATCTAGCGATAGCTTTTTCGGAAATGTGTTTTCCAGTCTCCCACAGCCATGACACTCCCCGTTATGTGCAGCAGTTATTTCTTCTACAGTTGCAGAACACGGTTGATGGCCGTGTATAAGTGCCCACCTGATTGAATTTCTAAGTGCTTTTGCGAAACGATTCTGAGGCTTGGCAGCATGGGCCGCTACACGAAGATTGTGCTTTTTTCGGTTATCGGGATTTTCCATCCACCTGTCGTGTGCTTCTGCTGCACAGCTATTGCAACGACCACTCTTCCCGTCCTTACCTCTTTCGTCCTCG